ATACAAGTAGTCGTTTGAATAAACTGATTAGTATTGTTGAGAGGGATAAGAAAGAGTTAGCTAAGATTCTACTTGACCCTAATAATAGAATATACCAGTACTACTCTCACTAATAAAACAATAATAATAACACTGTAGAAAAAAATTAAACCCCCAAAGGTTTCCTTAATAGGATTCCGATGGGGGTCTTTTTTTTTTATAAGTACTTAGCTAGGCTACGTTTGATCTCTTCGTGTAAGTCAGGAGATACATCACGCTCTAGTTGAGCATCAATCATCTTAGGTGTGTTAGCGTATTCCATAGGGATACCTAGGGTCTCACATACCTCTTCATCTGTGAAGGTAGTTACACCTCGTAGTGTGTTGATGTTGTAGTCTTTCTTCTTATTGTCTTCCATTAAACTCATTTCCTTTTCTCATATTATCTATAGCTGTTAGTATCTGTAGGTTGTCTTCACAATGTAACCCACAAACTTCTTTATGATTCAGTGGTACTATATGGTCCACATGAAATTGTATACCTGTTAACTCTTCAAGTCTCTTAGCTTCCTTATATATCTCTTTAATTTTATCATAGTCTACCCACATAGGGGTAGCTTGGATCTTCATTGCTCTCCTTTTAGCACAGATTGCTCTACGCTTATCTGTGTTCTCTTTGTTCCACTTGGTTTGATAAGTAATTAAATCTTCTCTTTTTCTTTGATATCTTTCTTTGTATACATGTTTATTCTTTTCGTAGTACTCTCTTTTATAATCCATACTATTCCCTATGCAAAGAAGTAGTTAGACTCCCTCACTTTATTTATATCTAAGATACCTAACGTTGGTTCTTCAGTATCTTCAAAGAACTTAGTCATGAATGATCCTTTAATCTTACTAAAGTAATTATTGTAATCATACATCTCAATAAATACCTCCTTAGTTAAATGTAGTAACTCATCTACATCATCAGGATGTGTACTAAAGCTATCATGTACTGCACCAAAATGACCACCCCAGTTTGCTATTACTATTGCCATGTGACTACCATCAAGGGAGTGGACATAGTTAGGGGAGATACCAGATACGAACCCTCTAATGTTAGGCTTATCAGATACCTTAAGTCCTACATGGTTAACCCTATCACGTTTACCTACACCTAGGATAGTTCCTGAAACTTTCTCAGTACTCGTATAGAAGTTCTCATAGTTAACAAAGAACCCTGATGGTGTTACCCATTGGATACTATTCTGTTCTAGTTCAAGGGATGATACAGCTATCTTCTGTAAGAACTTCATAGTCTGTAGAGGTCCTGGACATACAGCTTCGATAGCTTTGATAAGGTCTCTTGAGAATCCCATACAGTCCTTCTCAGTAACTCCATATTCTACATCGTACCCTTCTTTACGTAGATCCAAGAACATGTTCTCAGCGATCTTCTGTGCCCCCGCAGAGTATGCTCTAGTCATACTACCACGTTTAGAAATACCTTTACGTATCTTCTTCATCGGCATCTTGTTGAGGATATCTAATCTATGTTCATCGTGTGTTATCTCAATAAGTTTCTTTGCAGTCTTAACATAGAAGTCTTGTTGGATATCCACAGGTACTAACCCTACTAGCTCACCAGTATTAGTATCTTTAGAGATAGCTCCTAAGTGTTGCCATCCATTGTTACTTCCATCGATAGGTATAGGTAATGAAGAGTGGTAGTCAATACCAAACTCTTTGAAGGTGTTGTACTCTACGATCTCATGACATACTGCTAGGAATGCCACAGGTTTCTCACAGTTTACAAGCTTGTTCATACTAGAGACTTCTTGGATTAGCTCAAGGTTATTCTCTGTCCATAACTCTCTATCTTTGAGAGTCATCTTATCAACAGAGATATCATTAAGTCCTTGACCCTCAAGATACTTAGAGTAATCTGTAGTACACCATCCTGGTATCTTATCTTTAGTGTAAGACATGTTGAAGGAGTTAGCTGCATGGATATACAACCAACGTTTACCTTTCTCAGTAACTAACCTAGCTTCATCAAACAAGAACAACCCTCGTTCATAATCTGATGCTTGGAAGTTAAACATAGTTTCTCTGTAGTAGATACGACCACGGTAATCAAAGTCAACTAGAGAGTAGAAAGTTTTATCAAGTAGAGCTGTAGCTTTAGCCTTAACGTACCCTAGCTTCATCTTCTTTGATTCTATTCTTTCAATCTCTAGTTCATCTGTAGAAGTCTCTGTAATCTCAGAGTCCATAACAGCTTCATATACTCTCTTGTTAATCTGCCAACCAACTTGTTGTAGTTTATTAGCAGCTCTTAACCAAGGTAGCTTCTTGATCTTCTGAAACAAGTGAGAGTAAGTGTAGTCCCAGTTCTTTATTATAGGGTACCTTGTAGGTAACACACCTTCCCTATGATACTCTTGCATTAAGGTATCAATCTCTTTTGGTTTCTCAAAGACAGTACCTGTAAGACGATACCTCTCATAGTCATTAGAGACTTCACACAGTTCCTCTAACCACTTGTCAGTAATCTTTACAATGTAAGAAGAGTTCCTAACCTTAGGGTAGTGGAGACTGATGTAGCCACATCTAAAGAAAGCTTCTATGAATACATCTCCTAGTCTTACAACATCTCTCCACTCTGGATCACTATCGAATAGCTTAGAGAATACTGTAGAGCCAATCTTAGTAGACACCTGAGTTAACTTAGCTGACCCAGGGAGATCCCCAGACTTACCCCTTAGTACATGGGTAGTGAGAATATCATATGCTGTGTAAGCTAACTCAGGGATATGTTCTTCGACACCAAGACATTCTTTTAATAGCTTGACACCGAAGGCAGGTCTCCCTGGTATGTTATTTAATTTATCTAAAAGATATTCTTCTATTGTCCTCAAACCCATATACTCTCCTATTCTTAGTATTCAAATCCTCCACTAGCCTTAAGACGACTGTTAGAAGGATTGTATAAAGCAGTACCAGCATCACCTGTTCTACCTGTAAATCTTGATTTAAGTACTCGTAACTTGATAGTGTTACGTTCTTCTTCTTGTTCTGCAATCAGGTTACGTGCAAAGGCTACGATATCGAAACTGATTTGTTTGATACTACCAGAACCTTTGATGTCATCGATAGACGCTAGGTGTCCTTCCTCGAAAGACTTACCACCTGCTGCCTTACGTAAGTGAGAGATTAGTCCCAACCATACATCGTGCTTCTTAACAATCTTAAGTAGGTCCGACATCATCTTATCCACTGCTTCGTTACCTGTCAGTCCTTCGTTACCCTCAGATACAGCAATGGTAATGTGGTCTAACACTAGGTACTTACAGCCCATCAAAGCTAGGTACTCGATCTTATCAATGAGAGAAGCATCAGATACAGAGCCTTGGTGGTCCAACAATATCAGTCTGTTACTACCGAATACTTTATCATGTGCTTTCTTAAGTTCCTCATCAGTTACTGGAGGATGTCCATGTAGAGGACGACCTAGTTCCATAGAATAGAACTTCTCTGCAGTGTCACCTACAGATTCCTCTAGTGATACCAATCCAATCTTATCCTCAGAGTTCTCTAGTAAGTCTAGGATAATCTCTTTGATAACCGTTGACTTACCTGAACCAGTACCTGAAGTGAATAGTGTAATCTCACCTTGACGGATACCACCAAGTTTTTCATTGAGACCTTCTAGACAACTAGGATACGGTACAGACTTTACGTTCTGTCTCTTCTTGAACTGTTCCCATACCTGGTCACCCATCACAACACCAGCTGGACAATACACTTGTGCATTCCAGATAGCTTGCATTACTCCGTCTTTACCATCAGCTTTATAGAGATCTGAAGGATCTTTGTGGTTGAACTTAGCGATCTTTACTTTATCAGCACCAATAATCTTAGCTGCTTTCTCAGTTGCTTCCTTACCTGCTTCATCTTGATCTAACATTAGAACAACTTCTTGGAACTTACGAACGAAGTCTCTGTTGTCTAAGATACAGTTGACCATAGAAGCAGAAGGTATAGATACTACAGGGTATACCTTACCGTAGTGGTCTTGGTATGCCTGAGCTACAGAGAGTGCATCTAGTTCACCCTCGGTGATTACCAACATCTTACCACCACCTACAACACTCTGACCAAACAACTCTACGTGTTTGAAGCTACCAACAACAGAGAAGTCTTTAGGTAATGTACGCTTCTTGTAAGCTACAACCTGACCGTCTTTAGTGTAAGGGTAGAAGTGTGCTACTGGTTTACCATCAGGTGAGGTCTCCATCTTAACATCGAAGTGATCTACTATCTTCTTAGTTATCTTACGTGAACTTAGTGGGTAGCTTTTGTAAGTACCAATGTTGTTAACAGTCTCAATCATATCAAAGTTATCCTCGTTATCTTCAGTTGTTATATATTCCCCTTGACTCCTAAAGTTTGTAGAGCAAGCGAAGCAGAAGGCACTACCGTCTTCACGATATGACTTAGCATCACTACTACCACAAGCTTCACAGGGTTGGTACTTTAAAACTAAAGGTGATTCTTCATGTGTCCTCATATCTAATTACTCCTCAGTAAATAGTTGTCTACCCGTCTTGTCTGTCCATTCATGTTCCCCTTGGACGTATGCTTCATCCTTAGGTGGGATAAACTTAACATCCCCTATAGCATTGTTGTACCACTCACGTTCTCCTTCAGCATCCCTTGCTGTAAGTACGTTGTAGTTATGTTGTTCATGTATCTCAGCGTACCTAAGACATCCCTTGGTATTACATTCGTACATAATCTCAAACAAGAAGTTATCCATACCTAGCTCTTGGATATCAGCATTAACTTCTTTACTAGAAGTAGTATACTTAATCCAACCAGAATCTTTAGTCACTGACTTCCTGTTCTTCCTTCCTGGTACTCTTACCTTCAGGTGTTGCTTGTACTGCTTCTTCCCTATGTATCTCTTGTTCGTCTTGAGATTCGTCACCATGTAGATGAACCCGAAGTTCTCCTCTGGATTCAACTCCATCTCGTGATTCCAATGATTCGTCTTCATCAATTTCTTCCTTATCTTCTTTTGGTTTTAAAGATGGATCGTGTTCGTACAACTCATCCCATTCTTGTAACATATATACCATGTGGTACATCTGGTCACAGTACTTATCATCGTACCCTTCCATCTTATAGAGACTTCTAATCCTACTCTCAAGGTCTTCAACCCTGATACCTTTGACAAAGTTCTCTG